CAGCTCGCTGCAATCGCTGGCGGGCTTTGGCCTTGCTGCTGATGGGCGTCTGCTTGATCGCGAGTACAACCTGTTCTGGGCATCTGTGGAGGTCATCAAGCCTTCGATCTATTCCCGCCCGCCTGTCCCCGTTGTCACCCCCAAGTTCAAGGACCGCAAGCCGGTCAATCGCGTCACTGCGGAATTGCTGGAGCGCGTGGCTGTTGCCGGATTCGATGGGAGCGACATTGACCAGGTGATGCTGTCAGTCCGCGACGATCTGGTTATCAATGCGCGCGGCGTTATCTGGCTCACCTACGAGGACGACGACGAGGGCGAGGTTGTTTGTATCGAGCATCTCGACCGCAAGGACTTCGGCCATTCCTTCGCCCGCAAATGGGCTGAAGTGGGGATGGTCTGGCGCATCGCGTGGCTAACGCAGGCTGAGGCTAAGGAGCGATTCAGCAAGCACTCTGGCGAGGCATACCTGACGGCCAACTATGGCACGCATAAAGAGCGCGTTGGCGATGATGCATGGGCGTCGGACGACGACAAGGCGCCGTTCTACGAGGTTTGGGACAAGACCGACAAGAAGGTCTATTGGGTCAACGAGGGATGCGAAGAGTATCTGGATAGCGGAGAGCCGCACCTGAAGCTCAAGGGCTTCTTCCCATGCCCGCGCCCCGCCTATGGCACCATGCAGCGCCGGTCGCTCATTCCCGTTCCGGACATCAGCTATATTGAGGACCAGCTAGAGACCATCAACAGCCTGACGCAGCGCATCCACGTGCTGACTGAAAAGCTGGTGGTTAAGGGCATTATCCCTGCGGGCGATGATGTTGGCGATGCCATCGAGAAACTGCTGGGCGAGGACTACGACGCCTACACCATTATCCCTGTGCCATCCATGAGCATTGGGGATAACAAGGGCGTTGAATGGCTGCCGATCGACATTGTAGCCCAAGCCATTCTGTCTGCTGTTGAGGCACGGCGCGAAATCATCGGCAACGTGCAGGAGTTGTTTGGCATTGCCGACATCATGCGCGGCGAGACTGATGCGCAGGAGACTGCGACCGCACAGAAGCTCAAGTCGCAATATGGTTCGGTGCGCATTCGTGATCGCGTGTCAGAGCTGGTCCGCATTGCCCGCGATACCGTCTGCATCATGGTCGAGATCATGGCAGAGGAGTTCTCCTGGGATACTCTGATCGACATGAGCCAGATGGAGTTGCCTACGACTGCCGAGGTCAGGAAGCAGATATCCAACCTGCAGAAGGCGGCTGAAAAGGAAATCACAGCGATTGGGCAAAAGGCTGAAGAGGCTGCCCAGTCGCCAGACGCCCAGCAGAACCCGCAGGCCGCACAGCAGATGCTCAATCAGGCATTGTCGGCAGTAACGTCGAAGTACCAGCCTCAGATTGAAAAGACCAGCCAGTCGGTCACGGTCGAAATGGTCAAGGATCTGCTGGACGACAACAAGACGCGGCCTTTCGTTTTCGATATCGAGACGGACAGCACTATCTACCCGGATGAGCAGGCGGAGAAGGAAAGCCGCAACGAGTTCATGCAGGTGTTTGTCTCTGCATCCCAGGCCCTTGCCCCATTGGCAATGAGCGGCCCAGCCGGCGCCAAAATGGCGGGCGGGCTGATCAAATTCCAGCTTGGGCCATATCGCGCTGGCCGGGAGCTTGAGGGCTTGGTGGACGAGTGGGTGGAGAGCATGGAGAATGCCCAGCCACAGCCGAACCCAGATGCGGAAAAGAACACTGCCGAGGCCGAATACAAGAAGGGCATGCTTGGCATCGAGACGCAAAAGGTTCAGCAGGACGGGCAGTTCAAACAGGCCGAAATCGGGCTCAGGACCCAAGAGCTGCAGCTTAGGGCGCAGGAACTCCAGATTAAACCTCAGATCGAGGCCGCCAAGGAGCAGCTCAAATCGCAGGCTAACGTGCAGGCCAAGCAGCTTGATGCTCAGGTCGCTGTTGCCCGTGAAGAGGCGCAGCTTTCCGCCGATACGCAGACAACACAGATGTCGCTTGATGCTGAGGCCGCTCTACAGGCTCAAAAGCAAATGGCCGAAGATGCGCGGTTCGTTGCTGATGATCAGTTCCGTCATGAGGAACTAGCCGCTGTGCAAGCCCTCGAATATGCCAAGCTGGATCAGCAGGCCAAGGACGCACTCGCGGCGCGCCAGCAGGCAGCACTGAAACCGAAGGGTGACGGAGATGCGTAGACTTGGGCTTAGGACCGTTGTGGCGTATCCCGGCACGCTTGGCGTGGTCACTGACAAGGGCCTTCAGGATGTGAAGCCCAACGTTCTCGATGCGCCGACGGAAAGCTACGAGATCATGAAGCTGCGTTGGGATACTGGTGTTTTCGAGGTCGGCGCGCCGCCTCCGGTTAAGGTGACGTAATGGCTCAAACTCTCGTCCAGCGCCTCATGGAACTCGGTACGCCGTTCGTGCCAGCCAACGAGTTGGTCAAACAGATCAATTCCAGAACCTATAACGTAACGCGGTTGATCAACGCGGGTTGGGTTGATGAGTTGTCCCGATATCTGGCGACTTCGCTTGCAGCAGGAACATTCAAGGCCACTAAGGCTGTTGAGTACTCAATGGTGCCGGCAGTTGCAGCTCTCATAGCGGGTGTGGCGGGGGACGACGAGACCCCGGTCCCCACCTTTGATCCTTATGCGGCTGGGGTTAATACATTCGGCTGGAACCCGCAGGATCCGGCCACGCTCTTCCAGGATATTGCCCGAACTGTCCCCGTTACCGCTGCGGGCCAGATCGTCGCCGCAATCGCTGACAAGACCGGCAATGGTCATCATGCAAGTTTCGTCACCTCAACGGCCATATCGGGTTTCTATGATCTCGTCGGGGCTGTTGTATTCAACGGCACAGACAGCCAGCTGCGCGCGAATACGCTTGCCGCGCTGATGTCAGGCGCGGCGCTTCCGCCCTTTACCATCATGTGGGCCGAGTTCGATCCCGATAGCGCTGGCGCCACTCAGACACGATGGGCGTTCGGGTCCGCTAATTCCGCGCCTCGTTTCCAAGTTCGCGGCGATGCGTCTGGCGTATTGTCGGCGGTAACGCAGCCGACAGCCGGCAGCGCTCAGACACATAGCTTCAACTCAGGCGCTGAAGGCGTTTCACAGCGCTGGACTTTGGACTTCAATGGCACAACTCTCGTAGTTTACCGCAACGGGTCAGAAATTTATCGAGCAGTCGTTACCCAGGGGGCGTTTAGCTTTGATCGCTTTGCCTTGGGTGCGCAGTACCGTGGGTCCGCTGCGGATTTTGGTGAGTTCAAGCTAGGCGAAATGTTCGGGCGCATAGGGTCGCAGTATTCTGCCGCTGACCTTGCAGCTGCTCACGCCTATATGGCGGCAAGATTTCCGGCATCGAGTGGAGGCGGGTTGACGCCTGCGGGCAATGTTTCACTTCACATTATCGCCGGCCAGAGTAACGCCGAGGGGCGCGGAACGGCAGCTGATGCGCCAGTGGTCCCTGCTCTCGGCGCATTTTACCTGACGGGCAGCACCTTCACTCAGCTTAACGATCCTGTCGGCGGCGCCGATACGGGGTCGGCATGGCCAGCATTCGCAATCCAATGGAAGAGCAGCAAGCCCGGCAACAGTCCGATCTTCCGAGAAACGGCGCAGGGTGGCACGTCTGTACTAGACGCAGAGGCCCCCAATTGGAGCGCAACGGGCACGCTTGCCCCTGCAAGCCGCGTTGCGCTCAATGCAGCGGTAGCGAACATCAACGCCACTCCCGGGTGTACTCTGACCGGGTCGTACATTCATTGGGCCGAAGGCGAAAGCGCTGCGCGTATTATTGCCTCTGGGGTTGCCACAGTTCCGCAGTACAAGGCCGCGCTCAAGGCAAAATTTGAGGCAGACAAAGCTCAGTGCCCGACACTCGCCGCGATCTTCATTTACGAACTCGGCAAGCGCAAAGACGGCGCGACAGAGGATGTTTACGCGGCAATTCGCCAAGTGCAGCACGAAATGGCTGCGGAATTGCCGTACGTGTTTGTGGTTTACGAGGGCGCAAAGACGTTCCCGGACCGGACGTTTGTCAAAGACGGCGTCACTCTTAGCTACATGAAGGACAGCGTCCACTACAAGCAGCCAGGCTATAACGAGATGGGGACGATGGGCGCAATTGCGGCTGTCACCCATGCCTGACAAACCCCACACCCTCACATAGAAACGCAGTGCCTAGCTAACCCAATACAAGGAATTCCAAATGGCCCAGCGAGTAACGCTTTCACTGCCTAACCCGACCAACGGTGCGATCGACGTTAACGTTGGCACCGCTGCAAACCCCCTCGTCACGAGCGCGGCAAGTGTTGCCCCCAGTTCGTTCAGCTCAACAAAGCAGGAAGACACCCCGGCAACTGATGGTTCGTACGGCAGCGCCAGCCTTTGGGTGCGCAGTGATGTCAATCTATCTAGCGTCAGTGCTAATCGGGATTACATCAACCCCGTCACTGACCAGTACGGCAACGTCAAGACCGTAGAGGCCCCGAGTGATAGTGCGGGTGCTGCTATTGTCCCCGTGTCCTCCACGGCTGTGGAAACGGGGCGCGTCATCAAAGCGTCGGCAGGTAATCTCTACGGGCTGAACGTAGTGAGCGGCGCTAGTGCGGGATACGTGATGGTTTTCAACTCGGCTACCGTTCCTGCAGCTGGTGCGGTTACGCCGGTCAAGTGCCTGCCGATCGCGGCCAACGCCGGTTTCAGTGTCAGCTTTAGCCCTCCTATTCGACTAGGAACGGGTATTTCCGTTGCCTTCTCCACCACCGGGCCTTTCCTCAAAACCGATTCCGCAACTGCCTTCATTTCCGGGGACGCTTCGTAATGGGCGACGTTTTCACCTCTCTGACTGGAATGCAGTTGCCCGCCATCGGCCTCGTCAATCGGTCATCCGACAATGGCGAAGTGCTCAAAATCGTTGGGTGGGCCGCTCAAGGGACAGTTGGCGACTATTTCGCCGATAATGGGGTTATGACGCCCGTCGAGGCAAGCGCGGTCAATCTGCGGGGCGGGGCCGAAGTCCAGCGCATTCGGGTGGCGACAAACTCAGCCGGCCTTTATACATGGACCTACCCCGTCCCGTTCGCATCCGGCATCGTTCCTGTGATCGAATGCAGCTGTGAAGGACCCGACCCTCAGAATGGAACTGTGGTCAATGTGCAGATCGAAGGCACGCCAACCAACACAAGCTGCAAGATCAGGGTGAACCGCTCGACAACCACTATTCAGGTTCTCGGCATTAGCGTCTTGAGCCTGGCAACTGCTGTGGCGACGATCGTGCACGCAACAGCGAGAATGCCATGAACAAGCCCGGCAGCTTCAAGCGGGACTTTGAGCTATCGCCTTTCATTAAGATGATCGGCGGCGCAGCGTTTGTTGCGTTCTGGCTCTGGAAGTTCATTGCTCTCAGTGCATCTCACCTCATGCCGGCAATCATGAGGGCAATGTAATGACGCGGTACAGGTCCACTCCTGGCGGGTTCATCAACCTCGATACGGGGCTTTTCGAGCCAACCGTTTATCGTCAGTACAACGAAGCCAACCCGGCACCTCTGCCGCGCATTTATACCGGCGACGAGACGGAGCCCCTCGTCTCGATGGTGGACGGCAAGACCTACACCAGCAAGGCCGCTATGCGCGAAAGCTACAAGGCTAGCAATAACCCGCGCGGCACTGAGTTTGTTGAAGTTGGCGACGACGCCGGCTATCTGAACCCCGTTCATAAGCCGCTGGAAGCCGACAAGACCGACATTGCGCTTGCTCTAGATAAGGCAGAAGCGGCTGTTGCACGCGGCGAGTTCGACCACGTTGAATAACGCAAAAATCCCCTCAGACAGGATTAACAAATGACCGATGAAAACAACTCCCTCGTAATTGATAGCGGCGCCGATCCGCAGGCGCTGAGCTATACGCCAGAAGCTTCCGAACCCAAGGCGCCCGTAGAAGCCAAGCCCATGTCCAGCCGCGAGGCGCTGGAAAAGGCGGCTGCCGATATTGAGGCCCAGGGCGGCAAGATTGGTGAAAAGGACGCTGAGCCTGAAGCCAAAGATGATGCGCTCAAAGTTGAGGCCAAGCCCGCCAAGGAGCGGCAGCCTGATGGAAAGTTCGCGGCTAAGGAAGTAGTGCCCGCTGAGGACAAGGAAACCGCTGGTGACGAGCCTGCGGCTAAGGAGGCCGAGCAGGCTGGCGAGACCAAAGAGCGTTCGTCTGAGGACCGCGACATTGACAAGCCGCCTGCTCGGTTTCTGCCTCGTGCAAAAGAAAAATGGGCTGAGGTTGATCCTGACGTTCGCACCGAAGTTACCCGCGCCATGGCGGAGATGGACAAAGGCTTGCAAGAGCATCGTGAAAGCCACGAGTTCCGCAAAGAACTTCGCGAGTTCGAGGAAATGGCGAAGGGGCATGGCACGACCGTCAAGGCCGCACTGTCCAATTATGTTGCCATCGATAATCTGTTGAAATCCAACCCGGTTGCTGGGGTCGAGCGCATCCTGCAGTCTATTGGCGTTACCCCCCAGCAGTACGCCCAGCATGTGCTGCAGCAGCCGCAACGCGCACCCGCAGACCCAACTGTTTCCCGCCTTGAACAAACGGTACAGCAGTTGAGCCAGCAGCTTCAGCAGCAGCAGCAGACTGTGCAGCAGGAGCAGCAGCGCGCGTCGATCCAGCATATCGAAAACACGCTGTTCAATGAGGTTCGAGCAGAGCACCCACGCTTTGATGAACTGCGCGCGGATATTGCGTTTTTCTGGAACAGTGATAAGTTATCGTCCATTACCGATGAACGACAGAGGTTGTTCGCGGCGACTGACATGGCAGAGCGGATCAATCCGAGCGGCAATGTTCAGCAGAACACAGGGCGGCTCAAACCCGCACAGACAGACGACAGGCCGCTCAACCCGGCTGGCGCAAAATCCATCAAAGGCGCACCAAACGGTACTTCGGTCCCAAAGGGTGCAAACCTCAACACCAGAGACGCTATCGAAGCCGCAATGCGGCAAGTTGGCCTCTAAAGGATTTTAACACATGGCAGGCGTAACGACCGACCGCCAGTACCGTCAGCTTCTCAGCGCCTCCATGGCAATGCGCAAGCCTGGCATCACGGAACTGGTGTTCAACAACAACCCGATTACCGCGATCATTCGCGCCAACGGCAATGTCCGGTCTTTCTATGGCCCGGAAATTCGCCATCACCTCCAGATCAACAAGCAGACTGGCGGCTTCTTCACCGGCTACGACAAGCTGCGCAACAGCCCTATCGAGCTGTTCAACGATGCTTACTTCACCCCCACGAACGCCTATGTTCCGATCAGCTTCAACGGCACGGAGCTGCTGGTGAACCGTGGCCGCGCTCAGGTCATCGACCTTTTCGCGGAATATGAGAAGTCGGCAACCGGCTCCATGCAGGATCTGATCGAAGCAGGCATCAACGGCGACGGTACGGCCTCCAACGGCCGCGCAATCATCGGCCTTGCTGCGGCACTTCCAGTCGTGACCAACACCGGCACGTATGGCGGCATCGATCGTTCGATCAACCCCATCTGGCGCACCTCAACCTACAATGCCAACTCGGATTTCCCCGATCTCGGCACGCAGGTTGACAGCACCACGATCCGCCCGATGTACGAGCGTATCCTGCTGCAGCGCTCCAAGGGCAACAAGGCTGCGGATATCCTGATTGCCTCGACCGAGCATTTCCAGGCTTTCTCCGCCTCGCTCGTGGCCCATCAGCGCGTGACTTCGACTGGCCGCATTGGCCGCCTCGGGTTCCCGGCTCTTGAGTTTGCTGGCGCCGGCTTCACCTCTGAAGTCATCCCCGCCGCTGGTATCCGTTCCAGCATGCCAGCCAACACCACCTACGGCCTGCGTGGCGATGACCTGTACATGTACGCTCACCCCGATCGTAACATGGACATGCTGTTCGACGGTGACGGCGCAATGCCGATTAATCAGGACGCAATCGCGAATTTCCTCGTATGGTTCGGTCAGTTTGTGCTCGGAGACCCCCAGTATTCCTGGAGATTGTATGACAGTAACCCTGCCGCATAGGGTTTGACAATCCCCGGTCAAAATGGATAAGTAGCCTTTTGACCGGGGATAAAAATGGCAAAACCCAAGCGGATGCCAAGCGTTAAGACGATAAGAGAGCTGTTAGACTATGACCCGGAAACTGGAAAGTTCACATGGAAGGAGCGCAGTATGAAATACTTCGCTGATGAAGTGTCGAGCAGAAAGTGGAATACCCGGTTTGCAGGAAAGCCTGCTCTCTGCACGTTGGCAAACAACGGGTATCTTTACGGGTCTATCTTCGCTGAAAACTGGTCCTCTCACCGCGTGGCTTGGCTTATTCAGACAGGCAAAGAGCCGATTGAGGTTGACCATATCAATGGCGATAAGACCGACAACCGTATAGTGAATTTGCGAAACGTTGACCGCAGAGCTAACTGCAAAAATCAGCGCCGTCGCAATAACATTAGTGGAGCTACCGGAGTTAGCTGGCATCCTAAAGGTAAGGCATGGGCAGTTAAGATCGGGACTCAATACATCGGTTTGTTCAAGGATTTTGAAGAGGCAGTCGCGGTCCGCAAGGCTGCGGAGGCGGTTAACAACTATCATCCAAACCATGGCCGATCTGGCCCATTAGCCATAGGAGGCTAAAATCGCTTTTCGTACTTCACCCAATCTAGGCCCGGATGTCGACCAGTTCGACACCGTTCAGTTCTTCGATCTCAACGGCGTGGATACCAGCCCGATGCTGGGCAATCCTGAACTGGGCTCAGACGGCCACTACTATGTGCTTGTCAAGGCTGGCGCGGCTTTCGCGTCTGCCAATACGGCAATCACCATCAACGAAACCACGTGGGTCGCTACGGCTGGCGCTGGTGGCTACGTAACCCCTGTGGCGGCTATTCCGATCAACGCATATTTCTATGCGCGGTCGAAGGCTCTGCCTGGCGGCGCAACGCCGAACTAACCTCAGAGCCCCCGGTTTACGCTGGGGGCTTCTGCCTTACCTCAGACATAAGGAAATTCGATGGATCCGTTTCTCCCGACATTCAAGGCCAATGAGGAAGCTGCAATCTCCCCGCAGTTCTTTCTGCATGAGGGCGAAGAATGCGTTCGCGTTCTCAAGGCTGGTGACAGCCGCTCTATCCCGGTTTTCCGCGCTGTCGATGTTTGCGGGCGTGGCGAGTTCGGCGAGGAAATCACCTATGCCGACCGCTGGCCCGATCAGTACGCGCAGTTCAAGCAGGGCTATTCGCAGACCGCCAATGGCACGCCACTTGAACAGGCCCCGTTCCTCAACCCATCGCGTATTGCGGATCTCCGTGCGCTCAAGATTTTCTCCGTGGAAGGTCTGGCGCAGTTCGATGACCGTTATATCTCTCGGCTCGGCGGGCATGGCTATCGCCTGAAGGAGCTTGCGCAGGAGTTCCTTGCCAAGGGCTTCAACATC